ACACTAGGATCGACAGCAATAGGACTAGAAAATGTAGCATCATCAAGACTAACTTCATAAGTTATAATTGGAAGACCACCAGTTGTTCCTGGTAAAGCACCACTTGAATCACTTGGTAATGACCAGTAGAAAGTAACATCAGCGTTAGTAACAGCATAATCAGTAAATAATTTTGACAATGATGCTGGTGGTGATGGTGGTACAGCTGGAACGACAGTAGAACTAACAGAAGGACCCCAACCAGCAGCATTTAGAGCCTGAATATAAACAGTATATGTTTCACCATTTATCAAAGGAGGAGCACCAGGAAGAGAACTGTATGAATGTGGAGAACCTGGAAGTAAACCTAAAGCTATTAAATTAATATTATCATAAAAAAAGGAATCTGGACCAATTACTTGTATAATATAATTTGTTATTGTTGAACCATTGTCAGGAGCAGCGCCATATGTGAATTGGAAACCTTGATCTTGATAAGTTAATACAAGACTTGCTGGTGCACTTGGGATTGTGTATGGTGTGAAACCCTGAGGATTACCATCGATAGAAGTACATCCAGCTACATTGGTTGTAAGTGTTCCGAGAATGTATGTAACACCAGCTGTTAAACCACCTGAAATATCAGATAAAGAAATATCCCAATTGAAAGATAAATCACTTGATACAACTGGATATGTGTTGGTGTATATTGAATTACTTGATGGGTCTGTCATGTTAAGTACAATGTATGAAATATCAATACCATTGTTTGTCCAACTAGTTGTTCCGCTTATATAATTGTTATTGTAAATATCATCTTGAGTAACAATAGAATGAGCCTGTTCAGGAGCATATTTGTATGTTTCAGCAGTAATACTACTACCGTATGGTCCATAACCTTCAGCAGAATTTGCCTTAACGTATACTTTGTATGTAGCACCTGGTGTAAGTAGAGCTTTTTGTACAATATCTAAACTTAAGGAAAATGGTCCAACATTTGGCCATTCATAAGCAGCGCCAGTAAGATCAAATTCTAAATCAACAGTATTGTAAGAAGGATCTGGTCTGAATTCTACGTGATAACCAGTAATAACTGCGAATGGAGGAGCAGCACCTGCGTCGGCAGGAGCAGAGAATTGATAATTAATAACTCTATTACAATCAGTAGAAATACCAACACTTTGTGGTGCACCTGGAACATTTGATGGTGTAGCACTAACTGTATTAGATGTTGCGGACCAACCAATGCTGTTTGAAACACGAGCAAAGATTTCATATGTAACACCGTTGCTAATATCTTGTGTTCCAAGTGGATCTGTTCCAATAAGAGTGTATGTGTATGTTGTAGGAGCATCAGCATTAAGACTAACATCAATAATTCTTGTACCATATGAGTAATCACTACCCATAATCATTAATTGTAATTCATCATATTGAGCACCATTGTCACCATTCAATTGGTATGTAAGTTCGATTTCAGCATCTAATGATAGAGCAGAAACAAGAGTTGGTGCGTCTGGAATACCTGCTGGGACGACTGTTTGAGCAGAAGTTGTGTATGTTTGTGTACCTGTTGGTGTAACGACTTGGACTTGGTAAGCAACTAAATAAGTTGTACCGTTAACAATACCACCAGCAATATCAGATGATTGAACAACTCTTTGTGTAGCAGTTGCTGGAGAAATAGCGAGTAAATTCATTGAACCGGCAGTACCAGCATCAGTAACAATGAGGTAAGCAGAAGTTGGAGTTCCACCTAAAGCAATAGTGTCATAAGAGACGTTAACTGTGAAAGTTTGACTTGCGACTGTAATACCTGTAATAGAGACGGCAGACATTTATACTATACCAAAATATTTTTTTTTGAATAATTAAAACAAAATTTATCTAAATAATCCAGATTTAATTGCGATTTTTGGGATTTTAATGTTGTTGAAATCCCAAAAATATATTCATGTTTTTTCTATTACAACTTCTTTGGCAATGTTTTTAATTATTTTACTATAATGTTCACTTTCGTCCCCACAATTAAATGCTCTCATTGATTGACTAACAATTCCCAAATATTTATCATTCAGTTTCGACTCACTATCCTTACATTCTGGATGAAGATTACTCCATTCGTTTATTTTCATCATATTTTTATCTGCTATAAGTCGTATCATTCGTCTAATACGCGCCTTTCCATCTTCTTCCTTTGTCCAAATATTGTCTTCTTTCACATGTAATGTTTCTCTCTTTATATCACTACAGTGTATTGGTCTCTTACATATATCGAGTTGTTTTAAATTCTTTATAAAAATATTAGATATACCATTAATGAAACCTTGTTCACCCACCTGTTCTAAATCCTCCATTGTTATCTTTACAGAGTTAATAAATTCGGACATATTAAGTGCGTCCTTACACGTCTCGTTTAAAAACACATTTAAGTTGAATGTTTTGTTATTGCAATTATTCATATTATTGGTATTACAAGTATAGTTGTTATTAATTGTGCTGTTAGACATTTCGATTAGTTGTTTATTCTGCTCAAGAATTAATTTTTGGAATTCTTGATTTTGTTTCACTACTTCGACCACAAGCGTCGTCAAATTCTCTACCTTTTCAGCAGTTTCTGTCTTGATATTCGTCTCATTATTAATATAATATTTTTCCACATTTTCGGTAGTATAATTTTCTTCTGATGATATATCGTCTACCATAGATATGTAGTTTTTCGTGGATAGGTCACACTTTTGTCTATGTCTCCACAGTGAAGTTCTACTATTTAACATGAGACCACAATTACATAACAAATTTTCGGTACTTTTTGGTACTTTTTTTGTTTCATTTGTTTCAAATTGCCGTTTTTTGTGTTTATCGGTTGTAATGTGTCTGTCGTAATGACTTTTGCGTGACGATATAAAGTCACAAATTTTACATGCGTATTTTTCGGTACTTTTTGGTACTTTTTTTGTTTCAAATTGTTTCATATATGAAACAAAGAAAAGTACCTAAATGATTGTCGGCAAAAAATGAAAAAATTTTATCGTCACATTTTTTTCCAACTTTTTTCATCACGAGACCATAATTTTTCACTTCAGTCACAATTGAAAAAAAACCAAAGAGTCAATTGGGTTTTTGAAAATGGACATTTTTAAAAATGTCCAAAATTGAAAAACGGGGTCATTTTCGGAACAAATTTTCAAAAATCGAAAAAGTCAGAAAAATCACCTTACCATATTTGGTTACATATTGAGAAAAATAGTCCAAAAAGTCTCTGACGACTGTTGGTCACAAGGGTGCCTTTTTTTCGGTAAATTCCGTCTTTAAGTATGCCAAATATATATTATAATTTTGAACTTAAAGAAATTCAAACTTCAACTTCAAAACTTCAACTTCAAAACTTCAACTTCAAAACTTCAACTTCAAAACTTCAACTTCAAAACTTCAACTTCAAAACTTCAACTTCAAAACTTCAACTTCAACTTCAACTTCAAAAACTTCAACTTCAAAAACTTCAATTATTTACACATTTTGACAAATAAAAGGTGTAAATTTATAATAATTCTAACGCTTATTCTTTCTCGTATATCGTCTCCTTTTCCCACTATAATTACGCCGTGTACCATTACTTTTCAGTGATTTTCTCACAAATTTTTCTATATCATCTTTTTGGTACATTATACAGTCCAATACATTCTTATAAAATGGGCGAAAATCATATCTCAACTTTTTTATTTCACTCAAAGGCATCCATCTTATTTCTGCTTTCTCAAAAAACTTATACTTCTTCATATCATTCGGTTTCATATGTTTTTGAAGGAACCGTTGATTGTTATTGTAATACTTTATAAGTGCAGGATCATACACCATAGGGAAAACATGTGTAGTATATGTATTCCATTGTACTTTATGGACACCATGTTTCTTCAATAATTTGCTCAATTCGCCTTCTGTTCCTAAAAAACCTGTTAATTCTTCCGTTCCTTCACGTACTGCTGTCTCCATAAGTCCATCTTTTCCCTCAACTCCACCAGCAAAATCACTCCAACCAGGTGTCTCATCTAATTTGCTCTCTCGTCCAAATAAAAAATGTAACTTATTTTTATAAATAGTTGCTGGAAGTATTCCTGAACCTGTCATATATATTTTATTTATATATTTTTTTGTACGACAAAATATAAAATACTATACATTTCTAGTAATAACACTATATAACTCCGACGCTATTTTCTCTCCACCTACTGCTGACGGTTCAATCTTATAACTAGAACTTTTGTCCAATGTAAAATCATCTGTCGATCCACCTATTATATTACTTAATTTGACAAATCCACTTGCCAAACCATCATCGTCTTCTAACGAACTATTCCACCATTGTATGTCCTGACGTATACCGTCTAATTTTTTGTCCAAAGGATAATATAAGTTTAATAAAAAAATATGAATATTGCCCATTTTTTCTCTCAAGGTGCCAACCAACATTTCGTATTTCTTTGCGAGTTTTTCCAATACCATTTTTTTGTTTTTACTGTTTCCAAGAACAAATTCATCCATTATATTATTGCCTCCAACAGAGAGAAATAGGATAGTTTTGTCAGAATTTAAATCATTCGATAACATATTTATCTGACCATATACGTCGTTTATTGTGGCGCCATCAACGGCATAATTAAGTAGTTTTGTGCGTCCATTTTGCGACAACAACTTTTCTCTCAAAAAATATTCTACACTTTTGTCTTTTCCGACATAATAATCATTCTTCAGAATACTGTCACCCATCAATATTATAGTATGTCCACTTGTGTCTTCAAACCCTTCTACAATTATGGTTTTTTTTGTTGATTTAGTTGGAAAAATAAGTGTCGAAAAGGCGAAGGCAAAAACTATTATTGAGAGAAAAAGTAATATTGTGAGTAATAGTTTAATCATGTTCGATAAAATTTATTTTGTATATAATAATAATATAATATTTTGTTATTATATAATATTTTGTTATTATAATTATATTATATGAGTCTCGAAAAAAACATCAATAACCAAAAAAATGCAGAATTTTGTAACGTCATTTCTGGTATAAATATAACTAATTTGTCTTCTTCATTCCCATCACAAATAATTCAGGGGACAACAAAAGCAGGTATAGTGCAAGTCCAATCAGAAGAAGAAATGAAAAACTTATTCGACTTTTTGAAGGGAAATCAAACAATAACTCCACCCCCAGATATTATGACACCTCCATCAAGAAAAAGAAAGGGTGTAGAAACAATTGTGAATGTTCCTTCTGGACTGGCTAGTACACAGAGAAAAATTGATGAACTTGAACCTGTATCTAAAAAACTTTTCGTCGGAGGAAAAACAACCACCAATAGAAAAACGAGGAAATCAAGACCAACCGGATTGAAAGTCCTCTTTAAATATCTTAAAAATTGAGTGAATTAAAGAGAGAAATATAGAGTTATTTACACGACTATTTCATAATCAACACTATTTGACATAATACCAATTGACACTATTACCACAGAATAAACCCCTATTGGATAACCATATGGCACATAAAAAAACAAATTAGTTGGATCATTATAAAAAGTCACACATTTAATACCATTGAATAAAACATAAGATTCAGAAGCAAAATTCAATCCATTTACATATACGGTATTATTTATTGTTTGATTACCTTGATAACTATTGAGAGATATTATTTCAGGAGCAATAGATGGATATGGAATTTGTTTATATTTTACACACTGACGCAAAGGATTATTATTTATTTTTTTTATCATTTGATTTATACATATATTATATAAATCAAAACAAAATCTAATTCTAAATTCCGAATTTCAAGTTATTTACTAATATTTTTCTACTTTGACTAATACTTCTTTTATAATTATTATCTACACCTAAATGAAGTGACCCATCTCGTCGTCCTATATTTTTCCCGGCTACAACAGATTTATTAATCAATTCTTCTCTCTCCTTCAAACGTTCTGTCTGTACTTTACTTATATCTATTTTTAATGTTTCTGCAGTGTGAAAACTATTTACAAAATTAAAACTCTCTCTTTGTACCAAATATTTTTTCATCACCTCATCTTCCATTTTATCAAATGTTTCTTCACTTTTCCTCTTTTTGTAATCATCATCGAGTAGCACATCCTTTATTTCGAAATATCCCTTTACACAAGGTATGTCGTATACTTTGCTACACCATTCACTAAAACCACTACCCCAATTATAAGGCGATATAGAATATATTTTTCTTGCTTTAGACATTATAAAAAAATCCAACATTGTGTCTCTCATTTCGTCCAAATTTACATCATCATTTTCCTTCTCTCCAGAATGTGTTATTAACTTCAAGTATCCATAAAATTTATTTGGATTGAGCATTATCAACCCATTTTTCAAGAAATTATTGTCGCTCATTATGATATATTTTTTATCAATATAAACAGGATCGATACTAATTAGTCTGTGTATGTATGCGTTTATTTCATATACTAATTCTTTTTCCATTTTCCAACCTTTTAATAAATATACATCGCCTGTTCTCACGTGTATTAAATCATAATCTCCTCCACCAACTCTAAATCCAATCTGGCGCAAAGTCACACCTGTATATTTTTCCATTGTTTCTACTGGTCTAATACGACTACGTATAAATTTCGTTATTTGTGGTTGTGTACCGGTCATTATAGGAAAACTAGTGCAACCAAGATATAATATAGGTGTTTCGACTTTATTTAATTTTTTCATTAATCTATTATAAAAATTCTTATTATCTTTCGTGAATATTTTATGATTTATACCCAAGTAATTAAAGTTTTTGTGTATTGCGACCTCATTATAACAAATGTCAGTATCACAATGGTCGTCAACTATTATGAAATTAGAAATAGGATGATTTTTTATATTTATGTCAAATTCGAGACCAATGTTTAAACATATTTCCATAAGACAACAACAACCTCTTAAAAAATCCCCAAAACCAGTTGCTAAACCATTTTTATATTTTAATTGATAAACATTAACAATTTTTTTTAGACATTTATTGTTAAATATAATATCCTCAGTTTGTTCTTCCTTTTCCATATTATATTGTTATATTTAAATATAATATTTTATAACCCAATAAATAACCCAAATAAATAACCCAAATAAATAACCCAAATAAAATAAAAAATTGAAAAATAAATCGAGAGAAAATAAATAGGATATAAACATAAATATAATCAATTTTATATGGATGATACCATTAGTAACAACCAGATTTGATAATAATACATGGAGAGAAAATGTTGATTATCGCGAAAAAAACAATATAAGAGGCATTATTTACGGTGTTCCACAACAGATGTGTCAAAAAATCGATTTAGACGCATTGGTATTTGTTATTGAAATGAATAACAGTAAAAATCATATTGAAGGCATTTCGATAATAAGAAATAGACATCAAACAGATAAATATTACAAAATTTATTCTTATAATAATTTCAATCGATTTACTTATATGTCTGAATATAGAATAGACAGAAATACTTTATTAGAAAATTATAATCCGAAAATAGTGGAAGCATTTGACCATATACTATTTAAAGAAAAATCTCATTTAAAACGGGGACAAGGATTCACAAGTATACCAGATAAATTATTACGCCGCGATATTTGTCAACAATTTGACACGACTATTTCAGAAGAATTGAAACGAATATTTTTGAAAGAGTTCAAGTATTTATAATAATAATAATAATAAAATTATTCACAACAAACTGTTTGTCTTTATTTTTTATTGAGAGAAAACAATATAAATATTCGTTAATATATTATAATATATAAATATAAATATAAATAGAATGAGTAATACAATTGACACTGACGTAGATAATTATACAATAACCGAGTTATTAGTAATTTTAAATTTAGACAATAACAATGAACCAACGGCAATCGAAGACAAAACAAATTATTATATTGACAAATTTGAAACAGAAAATAATCAAAAAATGGCGACTTTTTTCCGAGATATACAAAACAAATTACTTCAATATCAAGGTATTGAAACACAAGAAGAAAAATTCATTGGAGATGATTATTATGGTAATCCCGTTTATGAAAACCCAAAAGTTGCCGACCAAACAAATGAATGGTATCAAAATGAAAATCTAACTCAAAACAATCAGCAACAAAATAAAAAGACAACAGACAGAAAACAAAAAATCGACGTGTATCAGGGTAATGATCACATGGCAATGAACCAAGAACAACTAGGTGTAAATAATGTTGTCAATGTACCCTTTGCACAAGACTCACTCAATCCTACCCTCAAAAATACAACAGAACGCTTTATCATTTTGGATAGTCAATACCGTCAGAGTGGTGAAATTGCTACTGATTATACGCTCGATCTGTCAGAACAATTGAAAGATGTTTTATCATTGAGACTATATTCTTTCCAAATACCAGTGACATGGTATACAATCGATGTTTTTTACGGTAATACTTGTTTTTGGATTACTAATGAAGACCTTCAATTGAATATACCCGTATCTATAGAGTCAGGAAATTATACACAAACCACAATTGTTACTAGTTTAAATACTGCTTTCACCAACGCAGGTTTCACATATACAACTAATCCAGTTTATTATGATGAAATAAATGGAAAAATTACAATAAATATATATGGAGCAACATATACAGACCCTTCATATAGTTTTATCGTTGATGATACAACAATTATTACATTTTTCGATTATACTGCAAAATTGAAATGTGCTGATAAATGTTCTAACATTCCTATTTATAGCAATCAGACATTGGGTTGGATTTTGGGGTATCGTGATCCTGCTGTATTTGTTAAATCGGGAGGAAATATAGCAAATTCTGTAATTAATTTAAATGGACCGAAATATCTCATTTTAGTAATAGATGATTATAATCAAAACCGTGTTAATAATGGTCTTGTGTCAATAACGGAATTATCAAAAACACTTAAAGTTCCTACTTATTATTCACCAGACTTACCTTATGTATGTGTAGACCCGCAAAACCAGTTCAATATAGAAAAATCGGCAGTAAGTTATGGACCGTATCCTCAAATGTTACCAAGTGCGCCACGTACATTAACACAAAGTCAGATATATACCATAAATGAAATAATAAAAAATAATGAGCAGAATACGAATTATAAAATAAAAGCGCCGACAAATACTGATGTATTCGGAATTTTGCCAGTTAAGTCGAATATTAGAACTGGAGATATGTATGTTGAATTAAGTGGTTCGCTACAAGATTTGAAGAGGACATATTTTGGTCCAGTGAATATAGACAGAATGCGTATAAAATTATTAGACGACAAAGGAAATGTACTTAATTTAAATGGATGTGATTGGTCTATTATTTTAATAAGTGAGAATTTATATCAATATTAGAGATCCACAACACATGATAACCAACAAATCAATATAATATTATTATATCTGAAATATATATAATAATAAATTTTATGTCTTCACAAATACAACAATCACAACCATCAACAATATATAATATGTCTTATAATTTCTCTCGATTAATAGGTCCTACATTATTTGTAGTATCAATTTTTTATTTACGCAACAAACCGACATGTTTATATATTTTCGTATTTGGTTTCATACTAAATCCAATAATTAACCTTTTTCTAAAAAAAATAATAAAACAACCGAGACCAAATTACAATAAAAATTTGGAAAAAGCATTTAAAATAAAAGATAATTTAGGAGAATTTGTTCCAGCAGACAATTATGGTATGCCATCAGGTCACGCTAATTTAATTTTTTACACAACGACATATTTATATTTGATTACACATGATATGAATTTATTGGTGTTTACAGTTATTTTGTCTATTTTGACTTCAATACAGAGGGTAGTGTATAAAAAACATACAATAGAACAAGTAGTTGTAGGAGGTATTATAGGTATTGGTCTGGGATATTTCTTTTATTATTATTGTGAAAAAACAATCAAAGAAAAAAACATAGAAAACATAGTATAAAATATATTTTTATATTTCTATTTAAAAGATTT